TAATAAGTTTTGTTTTCATTAAGTTCTCCAAAAAATAAGCGGTCTCTCTCCGCTCGTGTCAGGACCCTGAGCAGCAGCGTCTTACAGGTTGTAGCATCCATTTTTTACTAATCATTTTTAACTCCATGTTTTTAATAACGAATCTTGAAATTGTGAATAAGAACTTCTAGATTGTATAGAACTTTTCGTTCAAATTTTTCTTGCCCTTCAGAATCAATTTTACTTGCAGCAGATATGATTGCATTAGCGCATTCTTCTATTAGTTCTAATTCTTCTTCCTCTTCTTCTTCATTAATTTTTTCTATTTCTTCTTTTATCAATTGTTTGATTCTTGTAGATGTTAATTTCATTTTTTAATAACCCTTATTCCAAAATCATCAACTAGCATCGATAATATGTATGATGTACCAGCAGAGATACATCCGCACAAAAATGCGTTAATTAATGAATATTCAAATGTAAATAGTTCGGTAAAGTCATTTATCGCCCACATGAATACACCAACCCAAAAGCCCATGCACAATGGACAGTGAAAGAATGTGTTCCATTTTTTTGTGTAATCTTTCTCTGGTCTCAAGTCTTCAAAGATTTTTCCATAGACGAGAATGAAAGTCATGCCATAGCAGGCAAGAATAAAATGTAGTGTTTCCACAATAACCTCTAGTTTAATGTTTTATTGGCAAGTCTAGAATATATTTCACCGAATCTCAAAGAAGCAAAAGAAAAAACTCTTCTTTCAAAATGTTCTTTGTTTAAAAAATCATTTGCTTCATGATTTGCTTTATACTTCATCAACAAAGAGATGCCGGCAGATCTATTAGTTTTTTTCAAAGAGGAATGGGAAACATTGCTTTTTTGTCGTCTTGTATATGGAGTGTGGCAGTCATCTTCAGGAATTGTTGGTGTTTCTTTGCCGGTGTAATCAAATTCTGTGCTTTTTACTAATTTACCTTTATCATTTATTACACCAGTATCGGTTTTTCTTTTCTCTATATGTGGACTATTAGAGAGTGAATTCCAAACTCTTTCAGCACCAGGTAGTGTTCCAGAATATTTATCTGATGTTAAACCTGCATCATCAGGAATAGCAGCAAAAGCAAGATCATAAAGAAGTGTTCCAAAGTTCTGTCGTCGTAAAGCAGGTTCAACATATACAGCAGAAACTTGAAATGTATTTGGAATACACTGCATCCTATCATCTCCGGGATCTGATATTTGCATAACTGCGATATATCCAATAACATAGAAATCATCGACGTATTTTTGTTTTCTATATAAGACAATGTGATGTTCTTCATCTCCGTCGGACCATTGATATACACACTTCTTTTTTTCTAAATGTTCATCATCAAAAGGTATAGTCGGACCTCCCTGTTCGATTAAGAACTTTTTCCATTCATTCAATATTCTTTTCATCAGTATGTATACCTTCCATAAAGATATGGAGCAAAAAGGTTCTTTTGAAGAATTGATCCCTTTTCTTCTTCGTGCGGAACTTCACCAAGTTCTGTTGCTTTATCATCATCTGGATTCAATAAGGCATCATCCATCATTTCATCGTGCTGTTCCATATAGTCCATCATGGGCTTTTCTTCTTTAAACCACTCAGCTATATTGAGCAAAGCAGATTTAACAGAGTCATATTTTTTTGAGTCTAAAATTTTTGCTTCCATGGATCCATAAATGTTTCCACCTTGAATAGAATCATAAGCAACAATACCTTTTTTCCTTAAGAACTCAAACAAGCGAGACTCAGCTCCATAGACTGTATCGGTTAACATATCTTTTGCAAAAGCAACAATTTTTTTCTTCTCTTGCATTAAAATAATATCTATGTCTTTGTGATCATAAATCATTAGATTTCCATCTAAAGATTCTCTAGCATTTAATTCAAAAACATATGTTTTTAATCGATTATTTGTAATATTAACATCAACAGTTGGTTTGACTTTAATAGATGTGTCTCGGCCAATATCAACATCAACCTGCCCAGCGTCACGCTCAGCTGATGTGACAACATCAATTCCAGATGGTTTTAAAACATTAACACGAACCATTATATTTCCTCCACCAAATCTTGAATATAAAATAGTTTTTTAACAAGCTTCTCATCCAATGGTTTCTTACTAAAATCTTCAAGAATTACCGAGACTTTTTGGAGTTTTTGATGTTTTTCTTCTCCAAAGGTATCAACACCCTTTGAAAGTTTTTCGGCAAGTTTTTTTTTCAAATTTCCTACCTCTTCATTAACAAATGATTTGAGACCAAGTCCATTATCGGAGAATGAAACAATGTAGTTTGTTAAAAGCTTCTTTTGGTTCTCTCTGAGAGAATTTTTATAAGTTTCATTAAATTTATTTACAAATGTTTTATACGTAAGATTGTCAATGTGCTTCATTTCTTTTTCTTGTGTCTCGGAAGGAACAAGCAAAGCTTTAACTTTTGTTTCAACAATAAGGCGAGATTTAGCATGTGGAATATTATCTTGGAACCAAGCACCAACTGTTGCAATATCTTTGTAGTTTGGAACAAAGTTCTTAAATACATCTGAGCCAAGTTGTTGATTAATCTGTGTTATAACTTTTGTTTGAGCATTAAAAACAGATTTGCGATCAATCGCATTGTAATCTTTCTTTGTCTCAACAAGAAAACGATCTGTGAAGTCTTTGGTCATTTTGTCTTTGTTTTCCAAGATAGATTTGTAGAGTTCTAAATCTCGTTGCAATAGAGATCCTTTTGCAAAATTTTCTCTAATAATATTTACAATCTTTCCTTTTCTTTCTTCTTGTTGTCTTACAATTGCTTTTGTTAGTTCTTTTACAAGAGATTCGTAAAGAAAAGCGGTATTTCTTTTCTTATTGTGCTTCATCTTCTTTCACCTTTTTTAGTAGACTCTCAATCAAGTTGTCAACTTGCTTTGATGTTTTAAATAGTTTCTCTTCCTCAGTTTCTTTACTCTCTGTAATTCCACGGGCTAGAGAATCTAACCCGCCAAATCCGGATTTTCCTTGAAAGGTTGTTCTATATGTATTTCCATATTCCCCAGTGGCTTGGTTTTTAAAGTGTTTCTTTCTGCCGCCTTTTGAATATGATGTTTGATGACGTTTGTATTTGCCGCGTTTATAAGTTGGCTCGTCATCTCGTTTAGCGGGTGGTTCAGCCAAGAGGACATCATCTGTTGCATCACCCCCTTCGGCACCAGGGCTCTCGTCCCCAGCAGCCTCGCCTCCGGCATCACCACCTAAATCTAAATCACCACCAGTGTCTCCACCCAAATCTAGACCACCACCAGTGTCACCACCAAGGTCTAGACCACCACCAGCATCACCACCGCCTTCACCAGGTGGCTGTGCTGCAGCTTCAAGACTAGCGCCAAACTTTTTATCATAGAACATTTCACGTTGCATACGAATGAACTCTTCATCTGAAAGTCCAAAGAGATTCTCGGCAACCCAACGTTTTGAGAAATACCCTTCCGTTGCATTTCCAGCAACAGAGAATTTCTTATCCCAATGTTCAAGTTCTTGAAGTTCAGCAATCTTTGATGGATTGTTTAATTGTAATTTAAAACTAAGAAGATCGTCATTACGGAAACCCATGGTGAATAGGTGAATGATTCCAATCTTCTCAAGTTCAGCAATAACAACTCGTTGTAGTCTTTGAATTGTTCTTGCGAATCTAATATCTTTTTGCGCAAGTGTTGTTTTGTCTTCTTGCGCTCCTTCTCCCATTGTAAGATAGGATTGAGGAATTTTAAGTGCGGAGAACAACTTATCTCTGAGATACTTAACATCTTCAATTGTTGCGGTCATGGCTCCACCGGGCAAGTTAGTAATGTCCGTGTTTGAGGTTCCACGGACAGGAATATAATAATCTTCTTCAATTGATAATGGATTGTATCTTAAATCAAGCCGACCTGTTGTGGGGTCCACGACTTGATGACGCTTCATTTGAGTCATAACCTTTTGCATGTATTGTTCGACATCTTGAGGAGGAATGTTGCCGACATCAATTTTAAATACGCGTCTCTCCGGAGCACGTACGATTCGGTATGCCATCATAGCGTCTTCAAGGAGAGTAAGTTGTCTCCAAATTCTTCTTGCTGGTTCCAACACAGATGTTCCGTATGGAGCATGTTTATCGTTACCAAGTATTCTAAAGTGAGCCATTTGCCAGTTTTCTAAAGTCATACCAGCTGAGTTCCATTGAAATTGAACGTAATTAGGATTACTTTCATCTTCACCCTCTAAGCGCTCAATTTCTTGTGGTGGAAGTCCAATACATGCACGAATACCCATCGCTTCTTCAATATCTAGATAAAGAAACAGATCTCCGTACTTACACATTGTCCTACACCAACCAAATAAATTATGTTCTATATTAAGAACATTGTGATAAGGGTTTTCTAAAATAGTTTTGATTTCATCATTGGGACACTTAATTCTCAACATTTGTTGTAATGATGAATGTGTTGTCATTTCATCTGCGTAAATATCAAGAGACGATGCGCACTCTGGTGTATATTCCATTTGATCGAAATCAACATAGCGTTCTGCTCTGTTTCGGTTTGATATCATATTAACGGTCATGATATTCATTGGA